GTTTTCAACAGCGTTCGTAGAAGTTGCACTTAAAGCTGTATCGATAGTTGGCGTGTTAGATAAGCTATTATAATCGCCATCAAAGCTCGAAGTTCCTGCTCCGATATTTGTTCTTGCCTGTTGCTTCTGTTCATCAGTTAAAGTTTGAGTTGTATACTTAACAGCATTTGTCGTAACTACTCCACTTTGTCCGTCAACAGATTCCACATAAGTAGTATCATCAGCAAGTGCCTTAACATCCGCAGCTGTAAGTGTAACTGTATTGCCAGTCTTACCATTTACAGTTGTTACAGGTGTAATTGTGGTTTTACCTAATGTGATTACACCATTTTCAATCTTAGCGTCAGTAATTCCATATCCTGCTAAATCGGTCGGTGTATCAAGTACGCCTGTCCATTCAACGGAATCAGCAACACCGCCACCAGTTGTGGAAAGAGTGCCTTGGTCAGAAATCTGTAATCCTGCACCAACTTTGATACCACCAAGAACGTCAGCACTTGCTGTCGGTAATGTATATTCTTTACCTACTACATTCCAATTAGCTCCATCATACTGTTCGAGAGTTTTCTTTGTAGAATTATAATAAATTTGACCCTCAACTGGGTTTTCTGGTGCAACAGCTAAAGGTTGAATAACTGCATTTTGTAATTCGTTCTGTAATAAGTTAATAGATGTTAAAAATTTCATAAGGGTTTCCTCCTAAATAAAAATTAGTTTAAATAACAAATGCCACTAAAAGCACCACTAAAAGCAATCTCTAAAGCTCCCTCATCTATATATATAACTTCACCGACTACAATATTACCTGCGGAATCAGCAACAGTTACACTTGG